ATTGATTCGCTACAACCATAGCGACAACTCAATGGTGTTTTGGACAAACACCTCCGAACAAATGCGCCTGACCAGCACAGGGCTGGGTATTGGGACGAGTTCGCCGGGAAGTTTTGGAAGGCTTGCAGTCCTTTCTGGTTCTACATCAGCCACTGCTTTCTTCGACAACACTGTAGCAAGCGCATATTCTGGCGGGTCGTTTTTTGCTGGCCCCGTATTGACTTTAAGGACAGGTGCAAACGCAACTGGCAACGCCACAGGTATTCGATTCGCAAGCAATGCAAACGGTGCACTTGAAGCCATGTTTGGCGTTGCTCAGAACGCCTCAACCTATGGCGACTTTGTTTGGCAGAGTTTTAACGGCTCATACGGCGAACGCATGCGCCTCGACTCCTCCGGCAACCTGGGCCTGGGGGTGACGCCGAATGCTGGATGGGCTGGTTATAAGGCAATTCAAGTAGGAACAGGCGCATCGTTTGGTGGGTATACGGCTGATGTGCTGGCGTTTGTAGGCTCCAACTGTTACAACGACAACAGCAACTGGCGTTACCTTGCAAACGGCAACGTGGCAACAAGATACCAGCAGTCTGGCGGCGTTCACCAATGGTACAGCGCCCCCTCCGGCACCGCAGGTAACGCCATCACCTTTACCCAGGCAATGACGCTGGATACGAGTGGGAATTTGGGTGTGGGCGAAACGAGTCCTTCATTTGGGCTTGGTTCTGGTGTGCAAGTCACACGCTCAGGCATTGCCACGTTGCGCTTGCAAAATTCTGCTGGCTCTAACAGCTTTGAACTTGCTGCCGATTCAACGGCTAACGGAGTCAGATTTTACGGGTTGAATAATGCCCCTTTTATTTTTTCTCCAAACGCCACCGAACGCGCCCGTATCACCAGCGGGGGTGATTTGCTGGTGGGGACGACGAGTAGTGCTCAAAACGCTAATAACGGGTTGAAATTTCTTCCAGGTGGTGCCGTTTACGTTGTAAACAATGGCGGCACTGATGGCTTTTCTTATTACAACACTACAGCAGGGGCATATAGGTTCTATGTTCAAAACAACGGAACTATTGCCGCAACCAATACCACGATTGCAGCTATCTCTGACCAGCGTTTAAAAGAGAACATCCAAGACCTTGATGTTGGACTTGACAAAATCATGGCGCTTAAGCCGCGCAAGTTTGACTGGAAAGCAGGTAAGGGCAAGGATATTAAAGGTGACCGTGGTTGGATTGCTCAGGAATTTGAGCAAGTGTTCCCAGACATGGTTGACGAGTGGAAAGACTCTGCACCAGAAGGCGAGGAGCCTTACAAGTCTGTTCGTGCTGACCTCATCCCTGTCCTTGTAAAAGCCATTCAAGAACTTAAAGCCGAGGTTGACAGCCTCAAAGCCCAACTCAAAGGAGCCTAAACCATGACCACCTGGACGATCTCTCAACTCGACCGCAAGACCTCTGATAATTTTGTAATTACTGCCCACTGGCGAGCAACTGCGGTTGACGGCGACTACAGTGCCAGCGTCTACAGCACATGCTCATGGACTGATGGCGAGGTCACGATCCCCTACGAAGACCTGACTGAGCAAGATGTGTTGGACTGGGTTTGGGTGTCTGTGGACAAAGATGCCACTGAGCAGGCTTTGGCAGATCAGATTGAGATGCAGAAGCACCCTGTCACCGAAACCGGAATCCCGTGGAGTGTCTGAAATGGAGTCGAGCGAAATTGATCCGGTTCGCTACGGTGCGATGTGGCAGCGTGTCCAAGACTACGAGCGCCGTTTCGAGGTCATGGACAAGAAGCTCGACAAGATGGAACGCCAGATCGAAGAACTCCTGGCACTGGCAAACAAGGGGAAAGGGGGCTTCTGGATGGGGATGACGATTGCAAGCATGGTCGGCGGTGCCATCACTTGGGTAGCGGGGCACTTCAAGGGAGGCTGACGTAATGGATCCAATTACCGCTCTCGCTGCCATCTCATCGGCAGTCCAACTCGTCAAAAAGGTTTCTAAGACCGTTGACGATGTGGCATCGCTAGGGCCGGTGTTGGGCAAGTACTTCGATGCCAAAGAGCAAGCCATTGAGGTTGTCAAGCAGGCCAAGGCTGGTGGCTTCAAGGGATCTGCACTGGGCAAGGCGCTTGAGTTAGAAATGGCTCTGGAGTCTGCTAGAGAGTTTGAGGAGCAGGTCAAGATGCTCTTCTTCCAGTCAAACAAGATGGATGTTTGGCAGAGGATCACGGCCCGTGCCAAGCAAATGGAGATCGATGCGGCTCACGATGCGCGGCGCAAGAAGGAAGCGGCTAAACGGCGTGAGGCAGAGATTGAAGAGGCCATCATCCTTGTGATTGGTCTGACTGTTGGTGGCGCTGCAATTGCAGTGACCATCTGGGCTGTGGTAACTGGGTTCAACTGGTAATGACTAGATCAGAGCTTGAGATCATCATCAAGAAACGTGCCGCGATCACGGTCACGATCTTTGCCGCCTTGCTTGCCATCAACACCATGATCGGCAACAGCAACTCCAGCAAGGTTCTGACCAACACCATCGCTGCCAACAACATGTGGGCTTGGTATCAGGCCAAGAACGTCCGGTCTGTGGTCTACGAGGTGGCAGGACGCGAGCAAGACGCTGCAAGAATGCGCCAGGACATGGAAGAGATCATGACCAAGGCTAAGTCTCTAGAGACGGAGCGTGATCGTGCAAAAGATCGCAGCCCGTTCTATACCTATGCTGGAGCGGCTCTCCAGATTGGCATTGTCCTATCTACAGCAGCCATTTTGGCCGTTGCCATGCCTCTGTTCTGGGGAAGTGTAGGAACAGGACTACTTGGTGCTGCGATGATGTATTGGGGTTTTTATGTCGCCTGAGCTACAGAAGTACTATGAGAGCCGCTTTGACATGTTCTCTAGCCAGGGGTGGCATGACCTCATGGAAGACGTTGACAACATGTTAAGCAGCCTAAATAATATCTCGACAATCAATGATGAGAAACATCTACAATTCAGAAAAGGTGAGATTTCTATCCTTACATGGCTGAAAACCTTAAAGAAGGTCAGCGAAGACGCATATGAGGATCTGAACGATGAAACGAATGTATGAATTTGTCTGCTTTTGCGGACAGCGCACTGAGAGGTTGGTCGGTTATGAGACGACTGATGTTCAGTGTGGATGCGGCGGTACAGCCAGCCGCGTCATAAGCGCTCCGAAGTTTAACTTGGAGGGGTGGTCTGGGCACTTTCCGTCTGCACACGGGCGGTTTGAGCATAGGCACGTTGAAAAGTTAAAAGCGGAACGTAAAGCCAACTCATAAGCCTACGGTAGCCGAGTTGAATCTCCTACAACCTTTTTGGCAGGAAAAATCATGCTGATAGACCAAGAACCAGAGTTGCCAAGCGAACTGGAAGTACAGGAATCTAAGTCCCAACTCCCTGACAAGTATCGGGATAAGAGTTTGGAAGAGGTTATTCGGATGCACCAAGAGGCTGAGAGGCTGATTGGCAAGCAAGCCCAGGAAGTGGGTGAAGTCCGTAAACTGGCTGACGAGCTTATCAAACAGAACATTGGTTCTAAGCAGCAAATCAAAGAGGAAGAACCTGAAGTAGACTTCTTTGAGAACCCTCAGAAAGCGGTTCAAGCGACCATAGACAAGCATCCGGACGTTCTTGCTGCCCGTCAGGCCAGCATGGAGTTCAAGCGGATGCAGATCCAGCAGAAGTTGGCGCAAGAGCATCCCGACTACACCAACATAGTAGGTGATGCCGAGTTTCAGAACTGGGTGAAGTCTTCATCCGTGCGTCTGGGGCTTTATGCAAAGGCCGATGCTGAGTTTGACTATGATTCTGCCAATGAACTGTTGTCTACCTTCAAAGAGTTGCGTGGCGTAAAAGCTCAAAAGGCTGGGCAGGCAAGTGATGCTAGTCGAGCTAAGAGCATGAGAGCAGCGCAAGTTGATGTCGGTGGCTCTGGAGAGAGTTCGAAGAGGGTATATCGCAGGACAGACCTCATTCGGCTGAAAATGACCGATCCATCCCGCTACGAAGCGCTTAGTGACGAGATCATGCAAGCGTACGCAGAGGGCAGGGTCAAGTAACCATCTTTTTTTTGGAGATCCAACATGGCTAATACTGCTTTTGCACCGAACAATGCGGTGACCACCACCTCCGCAGCGAACTTCATTCCAGAAATTTGGAGTGATGAAATTGTTGCTGCCTTTAAGAAAAACCTCGTTCTGGCCAATGTGGTCAAGCGTATGTCTTTCAAAGGCAAAAAGGGTGATACCGTTAACATCCCTTCGCCTGCCCGTGGCAATGCCTCGGCCAAGGTGGCTACTGATGCCGTTACTCTGATTGCAGAGAGCGACACCAACATTCAGGTGCTGATCAACAAGCACTTTGAGTACAGCCGCCTGATCGAGGACATCGTTGAGGTGCAAGCCCTGACGAGCCTGCGTGCTTTCTATACGGAAGACGCTGGTTATGCTCTCGCAAAGCGGATGGACACCGATCTGGTTCAGCTTGGTCGTTACTTCAACGGCGCAACCGTTGGCACCAACGACTATGCCACCAGCAACACCTCCACCAAGGCGTTTATCGGCTCCGATGGCACGACTGCTTACAACAGCACCTCGTCCAACGCTGCGGCCCTGACTGATGCGGCTATCCGTCGCACCATTCAGCGTCTGGATGACAACGACATCCCTATGGATGGCCGTTTCTTCCTGATCCCGCCTTCGAGCCGCAACACCCTGATGGGTC